CTTTCACTGGAAATGAACATGGTCGGTATGTTCATAATAGTCACGAGAATTTGTATCCCGATAAAGTGCCTTTATTGATTAACAAATATGACAAGCCGACCCATACGATTAATGAAAAGTTTAAGTCAATATCTCACTTAATACCTGAGGCCCTCAAGATGATGTATGAGTATATGGATGTTACTCGCCATTTTAAGAAGTTTAGATGGACTCTTACAGATTTAAAGAATAAACTTGATGAGGTTCGTCTGCCCATAAGAACGTCCAGTGGTATACGTCCAGGTCCCCGCTTCGTTGATGATGTTGACGGAGTTGAAGTTACTGTTTCTGTTAATGGCAAGAAACTAGAGCAAATGGATTTTGTTAAAGCTGAGTGGAATAAAACAATAGATAGTATCCTTGCTGGTGGTGAACCAGACCACCCTTTCCCTTGTTATCAGATAGCTGTTAAAGGGGAGGTATTTGTTGTGGATGCTCTCCAATTAGATCATTTAGTGAAAATGGAAATTTTAAAATTTTCTACTAAAGCTCGAGTATTTTATATTGCCCATGAAGGCGCAGTTGTACTTGCGGCCCTTTTGCATAAAGAACGCATGTTACTTGAACGAGGAAAACTGATAAAGATTGGAATGAAGTTTATTTTTGGAGGAGCCAAAGATTTTGCCATGCAGTTTAGGTATGACGATGGTGAAATGGTTTGGTATGATGCTGATTTCTCCGGATTAGACACTACTATAAAAATGCATTTTCTACAACTATTTTCCACGCAATTGGGATGCTACTTTGATTTTGAAGCTATGGATAGGGATGTAGTTAATGTTGTTCGTCAGTTAATAAAAATGTGCGCTCGAAATTTAGCTGTTAAAATGGTGCATGTGTTTGGCAAGGTATGGCGAATTTACTTTGGAACTATGCCATCTGGTGCCTTTGAGACTTCTCATGGCGATTCTTGGGTTGTAGGGTTCGTTTTTTTCATGTTCTTTGTTCACATATTGTGTCAGTATCCCTCTCGCCGTAGAGATATTCTTCAAGCAGTCTCAGCTGGTCGTCTTGTATTAGCTGTTTATGGCGATGATTTTATTTTGGGAGTGTGGAAGAAAATATGTGATTTGATAAATATTACCACATTGACTGATTGGCTAAAAGAGTATTGCGAGATGACCTTGAGAGATCAGCGTACAATAACAACCTTTCTCAGTATCCCTGACGCCGGAGGAGGGTTAAAAGAAAAAGGTGCAGTCTTTCTTCAAAGGTATTTTGTAAAGCGGGAGCTAGTAACATCTAGGACCGATCTTCCTGACATTTTGCCGTATAAGCCTATGGCAACTCAGTTTCCTAAGTACCATTATGGTAAAGGTGATATGAGGACAGATTACGATTATATTTTGGCAGCAATTGGATTTGCATGGGACACTCAGGGTACTAATGTTGTTGCCTATAATGCGTATAAAGATATGTTCTACAAGATGTTGAACCGTTGTGACTTATCTTTTGAAGAAATAATAGAGAGATGTAGGAGCTATATGGTAGGAGATACCACTATCTCTCGTTTGGTTCGAAAAGCAGGAATAACATATGAGGTGTTGGCTGCAGGCTTTCCAACATTAGATCAGCTTTTGGATTATCATAAGGATGATCCTCTTAAGAAGGACTTTTCCCACGAATATATGGG